AGAAGCACGAAAAGTATGCGAAAAATCAAACTGAGCTGGCAAGTGTTCTGGGAGTAGATCGCAAAACCATACAAAGGTGGCGAAAAGAAACAGGCTTCCCGGTGCCGCTATCTAACGGAAAGTGGGATATTACAGCCACGAAATTATGGCTTAAAGCCCAGCAGAAAAAAGATGTTGACGAAGAGTTAGATTTACATGATTTGAAAATTCGCCATCTTAAGTTGATGTGTGAAAAAATAGAGTTTGAAATAAAAACAAAGCGCGGAGATTATACTCCCAATGAAGATGTAGTTAGATGGGTCGGCGATATGGTGACTGAAGCAAAGACAACATTACTCGCAATGCCATCTAAACTTGCTCCAATTGTAATCGCAATGGATGCAGCAGAGGCTGAAGCTAGATTAAAAGAATCCATAGACGATGCGTTAAGTTCACTACATAGTGGGTAGTTGACATAATTTACCATTGTATGGAATTTAGGTCTTTAAGAGACATACTTTTGGAAGAGGCGAGAGAGTTTAGTAATAAACTAGAAACAAGCGACAGTTTGTTTGGTAGACTAACAGAATTAAATGAGAAGCTAGAATTTGCATCAAATAAGCCACCAAAACCACTTGATAGCGAGGAGAGATCAAGATTTGATCGTCGCAGGAGAGTTAAGAATCTACCTGACAAGTTAGGTAAAGCTAAACCTGTTGTTCCATCAGGCCCTAAGCCCACAGCATACGCACGCGAACTTATACGAAAAAAAGAAGAAGCAAAAGCTCTGGAGATAGCAAAAACTACAGGCCGAAAGAAAAGAAGACCACAAAAGGTCAGCCCATTATTTGGAAAAAAGAAGGGAGACTTAGAGGCAAAAGCAAAAGCAACTAGTATAAAAAGGAAAATTGCTTCAAAAAAATTAGAAAAAACTGGCACTACAAAATCTACGATACAAGTAGAGGCTGACAAGAAGCCCAGCCAAGCAAAAAAGATTAACCCGCGTCACCCACGAGTTACAGGAAAGAAGTCGGGTATGGAAAGAAAGGGAGCGATAAGGGGAAGGACACAACCTAGTGAAAAAGTAAATATACCTGAATTAGATACAGGGAAAAAAGTTTCAACGCTTCCAGAGAGCGCTCGTAATGAGTTGGCTAGAAAGCTACGAAACAAAATGTCAAATCAGGGAGTGAACCGGGGATTAGGCAGAACCAAGAAAATAATTGACGGCATGCGAATTGGCACGCTATTAAAAACTTTAGGAATGGAGGGAGCGAAAATAGCTCGCTTTATTAAGAAATAGTTGACAACAAAAATAATAGATATGGACTTACAAAGATTAATTGAACTTGATAACACCCTTGATAAAGTAATTCAAATGAGGGGGCAAAGATTAGCTGAGGAGCTTGAGTTTGCTAATACTCCTGAATCAACACGATCAGTTGCAAGAGATGTTGGAATGGCTGGAGCTGGCGCATCAGTAGCTGGCGCAGGAATGCTTGCAGCCCGTCTTTTAAGTCGCGGGAAAGTAAAGGGAAAGATGACTCCAAGGCAGGAAAGAAGTGCTTATAATAAGAAAAAGCACGCAAGCGACCAGCGGAGACAAAAAAATAAACGTAAATTTGATAGGGCAACTCTCCAAGCAGGGAGCAGAAAAGACAACCCCATGCGTTCGCTTGATCTTTCCTGAGTTAACGAACAAGTAAGATGCCACAGATTGGAAGTAAAAAATACGCTTACACACGGGATGGTCTTGCTAAATACAAGCACGACCTGCGTAAGCTATCTCTTAAAAAGAAAAAAATTCAAAAACAATACGGTATGAGTGCTAATATGGATCAGTTTCAATTCGCGAATGTTTCGGGAGTTCCCTCAGAGTTAAAAAAGATGCTCAAGGGAGAACAGTTTGACCCAAGCAACCCACGCCATGTTGCCCTTATGTTAAAATTTAAAAAGATTAAGGCCAAGGGAATGGAGAAACATTTAAGTGCTAATATGAATCACTTAATTTCACTTGAGGCGAAAATGGATAGTACTTTTGAGTTCTATGCACAAGAGAAGAAGGAACGTTCAACATTAGGGACTGTAGCAAAAGTTGGAGCTTTAGGTGGTGCCGCATATGGTGGATCTCTTTTACTTCGTGGTAATAAACTTAAAGGAGGTATGAAAATGCCACCTAAGAAAAATATCGCATCAACTGCTGGGCCGGGAACAGGTGCTTTTGGAAAAAATCCAGCACCTAAGACTGGGCCATTAAATAAGGCAAGTACGATGCTGGGGAAAGCCAAAAAGACCGCACAGGATGCTGGTGGAGCTTTTAAGAAAGCTGGTGGAGCAAAAGGAATGCTAAGCAGAGCAGGGGCGGTTATGAAAAAAGATAAAAACCTTTTGGGTGGATTTGCCCGTAAACTATTTAGAAGATGAATAATAATAATACGCAAAGTTTTCCAATTTCAGGTGCAGCACTTGGTGGAGATGTAATTTATTTAATGGAGTCGGGAAATGTTGCGGCATTAGATGGTGTTATTGAATTTAATCCATCGGATGTCACAAACGCTGACGATATAATAACTATTGCGAATCATGGACTTGGTACAGCTACTAAGCTTTTGTACACGGCGGGTGGAACTAAGGTTACTGGATTATCAACAGGAACTTCTTATTACGTAATTGTAGTAGATAGTAATACAATACAACTTGCGAGTTCCGTAAACAATGCGCTTGCTGGAACTGCGATTACGTTAAGTGGAACTTCGGTTGGAGTTCAAAAATTAACACATGAAGGGGATGGTGATTTAGCAATAGGAATTAATTTACATGATGTTAGCCAAAAAGAAAGTGGACGACCATCTGGTGTGCAACTTTTTAATCATGGTTCTTTATATGCAAAATGTGTTGGTTATATAAAAGTTGGGAGCACGATTGGTACAGCAGATGATTCATCAGCTTTGGCAATCGTTGCGGCATCATCTGAAAAAAGAGTAGGTCTTGCAACAACTGGGGTAAAAATACCCGCATATTCAGCAACTCAAACTTACTATACTGGAGATCTTGTTTCTACAGCTACTGTTATTTATCAGTCAACAGCAGGCAATGCACCGAAAGTTTTTAATGCTGGTGATTGGACAAATGTGACGGCTAGTTTTATTAGCTATCAACATATAATTTCTCGCTGAATATAGTAGAAAAAACCTTTCGGCAAGCTTGGAAGCCAGCCGATCGCAGAAGTCCGTGGGAGTGGGCAGAAGATAATTTTAGGGTTGCTGTTTCTCCTTTCCCCGGTAATTGGAGATCTGATAATTCTCCTTGGGTTCGTAAATTCATGGAAGACTTTGCTGATAATAAAATTAAGCAGATTTCTATTATGTGTTCAGCACAGAGCGCGAAAACAGAAACAATGTTGGCGTTATTGAGTTGGTTGATTGCAGAAGATCCAGGCCCATGTATGTGGGTTACATCAAATGAAGATGAAGCCCTAAAGTTCGCAACGGAGAGATTAATGCCATCTCTTCGCGCGTGCCCACCTGTAGCTGTTAGGATACCCCAATCTAATAGGCTGGCAAAAAGTAGAGAAATTTATTTCCCCGGCATGACATTAGAAGTCGTGGGGTCAAATGCTCCATCAAAACTCCAGTCAAAACCTCGTAGGTGGTTATTATTAGATGAGGTGAGAAACTGGCCGGCTGGTGCATTACCTATGGTTCTTAAAAGAACACGAACATTTTGGAATGCTAGACAGGTTATTGTTTCTACCCCCGGCGCTGAACATGATGCCGTACACCAACAATATCTTTTAGGCAATCAATATGTTTGGCACATCGAATGCGCTAAGTGCGGAAAACAGCATTCTTTAGATTGGGAGTACATGAAATGGGATGTTAATGAAGATACAAAACCAGATGGTCAATATGATTTTGATAAACTCGCTAAAAGTATAAGGCTTGAATGCCCATTCTGTGCTCATGAAACTCATGACACTCCATTTGAAAGAAGAAAGTTAACAAAAGGAGAGTGGGTATCAATGAACCCAACGGCTCCTGAGTCAAAAAGATCTTACACGTGGAATGCGATGCTTCCAACATGGGTTAGGTGGCGAGATTTGGTTGAAGAATTTTTGTCTTCCAAAAAAGCTTTAAGTTGGGGAGATCCAGAACCCCTTAAAACATTTATAACGGAAAGTTTAGGCCAGCCGTGGGAAGATCGTTTAAAATATAATGATAAAGATTGGTTACAGCAAAGAAGGTCAGAATATAAATTATTAGATAGACCGCCATCTGAATTTAGAAAATTTCTGTCTGCTGACGTACAGAAAGACAGATTATATTATGTTTGTAGGGCTTTTGGGCCTAATGGAGAGTCTCGTCTATTCGACTGCGGAGATGTTCCCGACTTTGAGGATTTAAGAGAAAAAACAAAAGAACTAGGTGTAGATCCTGATGATGTCATTATCGACTCAGGATACAGAACATCCGCAGTTTACAATGAAGTAATGCGAATGGATTACGCTTGGAAGCCCGCAAAGGGAGAGGATCGCGAGAATGGGTATGTAGTAGATGGAATTAAGCAAGTGTGGAAAGATAGTGATATAGATCCAGCATTAGGAACTGTAGACCAAGGCAAACTCAGACCTGTTAAGCTTTTTTTATATTCAAATCCTAATATCAAAGATTTACTAAGTGAATATATTAAAGGCATTGGCCCTAATTGGACTTTGCCAGAAAATATAATACAAGATTACATGGCTCAAATGAAAGCCGAAAGAAGAGAGGAAATTGTAAACTCCTATGGAGAAGTTAAGTATAGGTGGGTAAACAAACCACGTAGACCCAACCATTACTTCGACTGCGAATGTATGCTTGTAATGGCGGGCCTAGTGACGGGCTGTTTAGGTTAAAACAGTTTCAAGTGAGCTTTTTCTCACAAGCAAACTTTCAAGAGCACGAATAATAGCCCTAACTTGACCCTCATCCCAATGGTTTACTGGAATTTCTTCTTCAGCATCATCTAGTGCTTTTTCAATTTTCATACACAAACTAGGTATACTTTCTACTCTTTTGTCTTTTACCTTTTCCTCAATTTCACTTTTTTCATTTGTTTTTAGAGATAGAAGAGCCTGCCTTACGGAATCGTAATCTTCTAAATTTAATCCAGCCTCTACAAGTTGTCCCACCTTAATATACTTGTAAGCAGTTTTTCTTGAGAATGGAAAACTTTCTTCAACCCAAGTGCTAAAAGTCCCCCTTCGACTGTCTCTCTCTTCAGCTAATAAAAGACCCGCCTGTGCTACATCCTTTATCGAATCTGACATAGATTTCATAGCATTATCATGATAAGCTAGTATTCTATTTACATTATTGTCTACGATTTTTGCATCTACTGTTATTGTTGTCATATCTTTTTATTATTTTTATCTAATTGAAGTTGTCGATATTTTTCGCATGCTTTTTCACTTTTCTGACCACGAGTTGGTGTTAGTCCAAAAATTTTCTGCATTTTCTTTATTGATTTACTTAAAGCTTGTTTAGTCACACCATGCATTTGAGCAACTTGAGTTTGTGATTTACCCATAAACATGGGTAACCCAAATGCCATTACTAGTGTTGCTATTTTTAATCTATAATCAGTTGAGTCATATATTATAGAGATTATTTTACTAAGCGTATCTTGTATCTCATTTTGTATTTTCATTTTTACAAAATATTGTAAAGCTGGAGGAAGTTCATTTAATATATCATCCCCATCAAGCTTGTCATAATCGAAGTCTAGCTTATCATATGGAAAGTCCTCACTAGGCTCGTAAAAGTTTTCTAAATCATAGTGCGTTGACATCATACGTAGTTATATGCCGACATATAACTGGAAAATAATATACCGAGATTATTCAGACGTACAATTAACGGCTGAAAAAGATTTCCTGATAAAAGAATCGCAAAATATATTTTTATCACAAGCAGTTGGATCTAAAAATTACCAAAGGTCAATTACTACGATTGAAGAAAGGTTAAGGGCTGTAACAGAAATACAAAGAGAGCGAAGTGATAGAGATTATCAAGAATCAAGTTATGTTGACTTCTCAGGTACAGGTGATTCATTAAATAGATTCGTAAACAAAAATAGTAATGAAGGAATCCAGTAAAAAGACAACACTTTTCGAGAAAGCCATAGGTTTTATATCTCCTGAGTATGCTCTAAAAAGAGCGCACTATAAGGATTTGTTAGAATTTTCATATGATGCAGCTAACCCCGGCAGGCACGCGAGGCCTATAGGTTCTATTACAACAAATTCCGCATCAGAATCAATATCAAATCAACGTGATCGAATTAAATTAATGAGTGAGGCTCGTAATTTAGTTCAAAATTATAGTTTTTTTAAGAGCATACTAAACAAGGAATCAATGTACGTTTGCGGTCAAGTAAAGTATCAGGCTGGAACTGGTGATCCATATACAGATTCGATCTATGAACAATACTGGAATGACTGGACTAAGAAATGTGACATTACTGGAAGGCATAGCTTTAGGCAATTAGTTCAATTAGCCCACATGAGCATGCGTAGAGATGGTGATTTTGCCTTTTTATTAGTAAATAAAGATGATCAATTAAAGTTACAATCTATTGAAGCTGACAGGATTGGGCATCCACACGAAGCAAGTAAACCTAAAGAAAACTACATATCAGGTGTAAATATTGATGATCACGGTGCTCCAATATCATACAAAGTGTATCGCAGATCTATACACGGTCAATATACTAAAGGCACAGAGATTCCAGCTAAAGTATTTATACATTATTTTGATCCATTGAGAGCTGATCAATACAGGGGTGTGACTGCATTTGAAACTGCGATTCCGCACGCCCGTGACTTATATGAATTGTTAAAAATGGAAAAACAGGCAGTCAAATGGGCTGCGTCGCATGCTGGTGTTATAACAAAAATAGATCAAGGGCCAGACAAGTGGGCTAGTAAGGTGACCAGAGATGAAGAAGGTAAAAAACTTGAAAAGGTTGACCCCGGAAAAATCGTAAGATTACAACCCGGCGAGTCCATTACACCTTTTCAAACAATGAATAGACCAAGTCCCACTTTTAATGGATTTGTTTCTACTTTGGTTAGAGAAATGGCGAATGGATTAAACTTACCCTATGCATTTGTCTGGGATATGACTCAGTTCGGTGGAGTAACAGCAAGGCTTGAAGTTGAGCAAGCTCGTAGGTCTTTTAGTAAGCATCAAGAAAATTTAATAGAAAGAGTTTTAGATCCTATAAAAAATGCTGTCTTTCGTAGGGCAATAGCTAGGGGAGAATTACCCATGGCTCCCAATAGGCCAAATGCTTATAAAAGTGGTAGATGGCAATTTGGTTCATATATAACAGCCGATTTAGGTAACGAAGTAAATGCGAACATTTCTCTTATACAAAATGGCCTTAAAACGCATCAGGCTTGCTATGGTGAACTTGGTTTAGACTTTGAGGAAGAAGCTACTAAAATTGCAAAAGAAGTTCAGTTTCTAAATAACTTAGCTGGAGAATATGGCATT